ATCTAAATAACAATCAGTATAGAATATATCTAAAAAGTGATGAAGAAAGAGCTTGGTTGTTATTAAAATGGTAAATGAATTAACTGATGGCGAAGGTTATCTATTCTTTGAGAATATTATTCCTATAGACTTGATTGACACGTTCAATGATAAATTAGATACCCTATATCCCGTCAGAGCAGTTAGTACTGATAGACAATATGCAGAACGAGATAAGATAAAAGAGCTACCGAATATAAACGTTTGGTGGAGTCAAATGGTTATGGATTGGCCAGAGGTACAAGCTATTAACGAAATTCTTATCTCCAAAATTAAGCTAGAACTTGCTGATGCTGTGTTCTATGCTAGTGATGTTGTAACTATCAACGGTGACAGTAAATGGATAAATCCACATGTTGATACTCCTCATAGATTTAAACAATGGAATGAAGATGAAAGGTTATTAGGAGTACAGTGTATCGTTGCCTTACAAGACACTACTCCTGAGCAAGGTTCAACTGGATTTGTTCCTAGAAGTCACATACAAGACTGGGATATTGATATGTGCTACAGTGGTGCATATAACAAATATTTCTACAGTTTGTCCGAGCAGAGGCACATGATTAAGGGTAGCGTATTGATGTATAACGCTAGGCTACTGCATTCTAGTATGCCAAATTATTTACCCGAACCACGACCTGCGCTCTTGCTTAATTACCTAAACGGTGCTATAGTAGAAGATGTAAAGAAGATAGACAATATTTGGAGTTCTAATGGCTAATCATATTATGATCGATATGGAAACACTCAGTACCGACGTTTCCACAGTAATACTTACAATTGGTGCTGTGCGTTTTGACCCAAGGGGTGTCGGCGTAATGGAGAAGCTTGAACTTCGTCCTACTATGGAAGAACAGACTGAGGTATTCAACCGCACTATTAGCGATGATACACTTCGCTGGTGGGGAGAACAAAGTCCCGAAGCTATTGAAGAAGCTATGGGCGACCGTGATCGTATCTCCTATAAGGAAGCGATGGAAAAGCTTTATCAGTTCTGCTGGAATCGTGCTGACAAAGTTTGGTCTAACGGATCCGGATTTGATATCGTGATTGCAGAAAGCGCATTTCGTGACCACGATATGAAGTATCCATGGCAGTTCTGGAATGTACGTGATTGTCGCACTATCTATGACCTTGCTGGCGTCTCGCTGAAAGATGGCGGACACGTTACAAGTCACAAAGCAGTAGAAGATGCAGAGCGTCAGGACAAACTATTAGCAGTCATCAAGCATATTCCTGCGTCAATGCGTAATGTTATTCCTAACCGCAAGCACCCAACAGGAGTCTATATCACAGACATCCCTCATGACCCTGTTAACGATATGGCAGCATTACATTATGTTGATGCAGAAAAACGCGGCTACTTCAAGCTTGACTTACTGAATGTGCATGTGTATGAGCAGGTGAGAGACGAAGCCCATCTTATTGAATTGATGAACGAGCCTGATTGGACTGTACTCAAAGAACGGGCTATAGTAGAAAAATTGATTCACTTGGGCAATTCGTATGACTTGATTCAGCGAATGCCCGAACCTATTGATAGTATTCCTAGACTAGCAATGTTTCTTGCTGCAATCCGCCCTGCAAAGAGACATCTTATTGGTAGAACTTGCAGCTAGTAGTAGTACATATGAATTTACTGAAAGAATAATATGAGTAATGAACCAATCATTGTTGATAATTTTTTACATTTACTCAACCAAAGAAAAATAGCCAACATCTTTCAGTCGGCAGAGATTAACTGGATGTTAAAAATGCTCCCTAGTTATGGAGATAAATTGGCTCATCTTGTTTTTGACCAAGAGGACAAGCAAGCATGGGAAGATAGTCCAACTTTATTTCATAGTTTGTATTTTAAAAATCAAACAACAGATGTTTCCCCGATTGGGGACTATGTAATACAGTCATTTAGGCAGGCAATAGAAAAACAAATAAATGCTAAAATAGAAATTATTAGATGTATGGCCATAGCGGTTATCCCTAATCCTAATTTTCCTGCGCAAAGCATGATGCCACATACAGATTGCAATATCATGCTTCAAATCCCAGTAAAACTGATTTGAGATTTGTTTTAAACATTAATTATGTAAGGGTATAAAAATGCTTAATGAACCAATCATTGTTGATAATTTTTTACACATATTAAATCAACGAAAAATAGCCAACATCTTTCAATCTTCAGAGATTAATTGGGAGTTACACATGCGCCCTGATTATGGAGATATATCGGATAATCTTGTTTTTGACAAGCAGGATGGTCAACTATGGAAAGATAGCCCAGCTATAGTCCACTCCTTATACCTGAAAGATAAAGAAACTGCTATTTCAGAACAAGCGAACTATATAATAAATCTATTTCAGCCGGCGATAGAAAAACAAGTAAATGCTAAAATAGAAATTATTAGATGTAGAGTAAGCGTGACTATACCTAACCCTAATTTTACTGCACAAAACATGATGCCACACGTAGATTGGTCTATTCCACATGAAACTTGTATCTATTACATAAATTCTACTGACGGAGATACGGTGTTGTTTGATCAAAAACATGATACTTCATTATCGTTAGATGCTAATACTAGTAAGCAGAAAACGGTGATTACCAAAATTAGTCCAAAACAAGGAAAAGCAATTTTGTTTGATGGGCTACAATATCATTCTGGGAATCCTAGTAAAACTGATTTGAGATTTGTTTTAAACATTAATTATGTAAGGGTATAAAATGATTAAGAATTCTATTACTGAAATTAAAGATTGGCCCACTGAAGGGGTAAACTTCAAAGACCTTAGCCCGGTCTTGGCTAAGCCTAGCGATTTTCGTTGGGCCCTAGATCGTCTCAAGATGTTTATGTTGATTAATGACGTAACTTGTATTGCGTCCCCTGATGCTCGTGGATTCATTTGGGGCGCACCTGTTGCTGCTGAACTTGAATTGCCATTTCATATGATTCGCAAGCCTGGCAAGCTACCGCCTCCGTTCATCAGGCAACAGTTTTATCACTTGTATCATATGAATCTGATTAAATGGTTAGGTACAACAGGCGTAATTGTAGCAACAATTCTTAGAGCGTTTGGTTACCACACAGAAGATATGATTGTTGGGTTCATGGGAACCGCATTGTGGGCGTATGCTTCTTATGTAGACCGTGACCGCGCCCTATTAACCTGCAATATCTTTATTCTTACTGTATTATTATATGGAATTTTTGTATGAATGATATTATCCTATTAGCAATGCCCGAAGAAGCCCCCTCACTTGTAGGTAAGAGTAACGTATTCTACACTGGTGTTGGCAAAGTAAATGCAGCTATCGTTGCTGCTACATTGATTGAACGACACAAGCCAGCTCGTGTATTCAACTTCGGTACTGCTGGTGGCATAACTGCAACTCACGGTGGAATCTATAAGTGTACTACCTTTAATCAACGTGACGTTATCTTAGGTGGGGTTATTACTGGACCGCAAGCAGAAGCGTTACATGCACCCATTGTGATTGGCGATGCCGGATGGTCACTGAGTACAGGTGATAACTTCGTAACTGATACATATAATATCAACGCTGACCTAGTTGACATGGAAGCATATGCTATTGCTAAAGCGTGTCAAGTAGCAAATGTAGAATTTATCTGCCACAAGTATATCAGCGATATGGCAAACGAAGACGCAGCCGATCACTTCGTAGAACATGTCCACAAAGGTGAAGACCATTATATTGAAATACTAAGAGAGTATGGAGTACAACTATGAACTTAGCACTGCTTGAAGAAAATAACCCGCAGCTACTTGAGGTCTCGGAAGAATGGGACTTTAGACTTGACGGCAGCCCCGAAGAACTGGTTAGAGCTATGTCAAAGTTTATGGCTGACAACGGTGGCGTCGGTCTTGCTGCCCCTCAGCTAGGAATTAAGAAGCGCATCTTTATCATGGGCAACTTCACTAAGCTTGTTGCGTGTATCAATCCTAAGATTGTCTCACTCTCAGAAGACCGCGGTATCGATTTAGAAGGCTGCTTGAGCTTCCCGGACTTGTTTATGAAGGTGAGGCGCCCGGCAAGTGCAGTGGTTCAATATAATACTGCGTCGGGTGAACTAGTTGAGCGTGAATTGACTGGTCTTGAATGCAGAGTATTCTTGCATGAATACGACCACTTAATCGGTGTAACATTTGACCAACGAGTGGGCAACTTGTCGTTTAAGATGGCTAAAGATAAGCGCAAAAAAGAGCTAAAGAAATTGAGTAGAAAGGATTAACAATGTCAACATTTGACACGAATATGAAAATGGAAAGTATCACAGGAGTTGTGCGACAAGATTATGTCAGACCTTAAAGCTGAGTTCGGAGAAGATCATCCAGCTCAAGTAAATCTTGATGATGAGACGCATGACATTGAAGTTATTTTGCGTGATAGTAATGGAAGATTTATCAAATGTTCTTCGCTAACATTGTTTCCAGAAGAATACTTGTGAGAGCTAGGGCATCCGCTTAACAAGTGTGATGCTTCTACGCTTAGAACGTTTTTTGATGAACTCATTCATGCTGACTATTGGTCCATGAACGATGTCTAAACTTTTGTTGTTGAATGTTCTAATATACGGCTTGAAGATTATCCACTCTTCCTTGAGAAAAATATTGATAGGAATAGTTCTATTTGATTCCCACCACCAAATATCACCTAATTCTAGATAACGAGTGCGTAAATCAGGTATGACTATGGCCCCGTAATCGTAGATTGTCGTTACAGAGTCATCTCTGTTCTGGATTATACCCACATAGTCTTGACTTGCATAGGAGCAAATACTGAGGAGAATTAAGTGTACACAACATCTGTATTCGTTTATACACAACGGCAAACTGTTGTACTCCTCATTGGAAACTCACCGAGGAAGTATATGCCTGTATATGCAAAACCACTAACACTCAATAAGGGTGTAGACAACAAGATTCAGTTTCAGTTTTTGAATCAAGAACAGAAGCCAGTAGACATTACAGGTAAAAGTATTACTTGTAGGATCCTTAATTATACCGGAACTCAGGTCCTTATTCGAAAAGCGTTAAATTTAGATTTCGCATTAACCGGAATCGCTTCACTTAATCTTAATGCGGCTGATATTGAAGACATTGATGCTCAGAGAGCATATTATTCACTAGAGATTCCAGTTGGCGAGTTTGACTATCCTGTATTTGTTGATTCAAATGCTGGAGCAAGGGGTGATATGAACATTGTTAATAGTGTTCTCCCATCATTTGTTCCATCACAGTCAGTGTCTATTCCGACTGGTCAACCTTTCCCCAATATTAGTAATAGCAGCGGCAATACTAATCTCGTATATGATACTAGTATCATTAACACGCAATCTAATCCAGTCAGCAAATGTGACCGAAACTAGAGGCTACACCATTCACGGATATCATCCATTCGTCAAGGTAGAATTTACAAGTAATTCAGGTGCGGTAACCAATATACTTGCACGATAACGAATTTAGTGTTATAGTCAATTAATGTTTGATATCCTGACAATCATTCCGGGCAAGAAGAAGCTTACCTCGAGCGGCTGGACAAGCTTTAACGCGGTCTGCTGTCACCATCGCGGTCACAAGCCCGACAAGAGAAGCAGAGCAGGTATTAGATTTGATGGGGAAAACTGGAGCTATCACTGTTTCAATTGTCATTTCAAAGCTGGGTTTCAGTTGGGAAAGAGTATTAGTCGCAATACAAGACAATTACTTGAATGGTGCGGAGTCGAACAAAATCAGATTGCTAAGTGGAATCTAGAAAGTCTACAACAAAAAGACCTGCTCGATTTTATCAAGGTAAGAAAAGAAAAGAAGAAAGTAAAGTTCAAAGAACTGTCGCTACCTGATGCTGAGTTGCTTGATGCTACTAATGAGAAACATAAAGTCTTTATTGACTATTTGAGCAGCCGAGCTATAAAGCATGATGAGTATCCTTTTATGGTTACTCCTGATGAGCAAGGTCGAAACAGTAACAGAATCATTATCCCTTATACGTTTGAAGGCAAGATTGTAGGGCATACAAGTAGATATCTTGATGACAGAACTCCGAAGTTCATTAAAGAACAACAGACTGGATATGTGTTTGGGTATGATTTTCAGAAGCCAAATTGGGAAGTTTGCTTAGTCGTTGAAGGCATCTTTGATGCCCTTTCTCTTAACGCCTGTGCGCTAACCCATGATACAATAAGCGATGAGCAAGCAGAGATACTACGAAGGCTTAACCGCAAAGTGATTGTTGTCCCAGACATAGACAAGGCTGGGCTTTCTATCTGTGACCGAGCATTGGAGTTAGGATTTCATGTCGCTATTCCCGAATGGGACGATAACATAAAAGATGCTAACGATGCAGTAGTAAAATATGGAAAATTACCGACGCTATATAACACTGATGTACAACGACTATTCCTTCAGATGATGGTCACGAATTCCGAGTTGTATACTCGGGTAATGAACATCATGAATCCAGAAAATTTTGATCGTAGTTTAAGAAACGTTGCAGAATTCATAGTAGAGCATACTGCCAAGTATAGCATTATGCCTGACATAACGCAGATTAAAGCAACCACAGGTGAATCGATTGACCACATTGAAGATTTAACTGATGGACATTACGAATGGTTCTTGGAAGAATTTGAGTCATTCACTAAGCGTCAGGAGCTTGAGAGAGCTATTCTTAAAGCAGCAGATATGCTTGAGAAGGGTGAGTTTGACCCGGTCGAACAACTAATCAAAGATGCAGTGCAAATCAGTCTACAACGTGACATGGGTACAGATTACTTTGCTGACCCTAAGGAACGATTGAACAAGTATTTCAATGCAGGTGGTCAGGTATCTACTGGCTGGCCCCAGCTTGACAGAGTTATGTATGGTGGAATGAGTCGCGGCGAGTTGAACATCTTTGCGGGTGGTTCTGGTTCTGGTAAGTCACTTGTTATGATGAACATCGCACTTAACTGGCTTAGTCAGGGACTTAGCGGAGTATATATCACTCTTGAACTTTCAGAAGAATTGACATCGCTTCGTACTGATGCTATGTTGACTAATATGAGTACTAGAGACATTCGCAAGAACTTAGATGATACTGAATTGCGAGTCAAGATGGCTGGTAAGAAGTTCGGTAAGTATCGTGTTAAAGCACTTCCGGCACAGAGTAACGTGAATGCTATTCGCAGCTATATCAAAGAAGTGCAGATTCAGACTGGTATCAAGGTTGATTTCGTAATGATTGACTATCTTGATTTGGTTATGCCGGTCAGCGTCAAAGTCAATCCAAACGACCAGTTCATCAAGGACAAGTATGTATCAGAAGAACTTCGCAACTTGGCAAAAGAGCTAGGCGTTCTATTGATTACTGCATCACAGTTGAATCGTAGTGCAGTTGAAGAAATCGAATTCGATCACAGTCACATCGCAGGTGGTATTTCTAAGATTAACACTGCTGACTATGTGTTCGGTATCTTTACGTCACGTTCTATGCGTGAACGAGGCAAGTATCAGATTCAGTGTATGAGAAGACCGACCTCAACAGCCTACTCCTAATCAGATACTAAGTCAGATTAAGACCACAAGTCAAGTGGGTTCTACTAATGAAGCAGTGCATAATACGATTCCGCAAAGCGAATCTAGGGTAACAGCGGATGTTCAGGGAGCAAAATTAAAGTCCTTACTAAACTCAATTAAGAAACAAAATTGAGTTATTGAATAAATACTATCAGTAGGATCTTTACTCAACATGCAAAAGAAAACAAAAAGCCTTTTAGAAGAACTCCAGTCGTTTGGTGACACTCGTGATATGAATAATATCATTGAAAATCGTGCGTCAAACATTATTACTAGTGCAATTAATTTAATTCAACTATTAGAGAAACACTATCCTTCCGATAAGGCTGAACTTCTTGAGAAGAAGTTATTAAGTGCAATCAAGAGCAAAGATGAATCTAGATTCACTAAGTCATTGAGGAAGAAAAATGAAACTAAATGATGTAAAACAAATCGAAGAGGGCGTCTTCTCAGCTATTAAAGACCGCTTTAAGCAGGGCGGATATCAGACTACTGTTCAGAACATCTTCATTAAAGATTTCGTGCAAGACGCTATTACCTCATTGAACAATGGCGTTAAGGGCGGTCTCATCGACGCTAATATAAAATCAACTGGCACTTCACCAAACACCCAATTCGGTACAGCAACTCCAGCTGGCGTGGGACCAGCGACAGGTGCAGCAGGATCGACGGTTACTCCCTCAAATACTACTAACTCACTTAATGCACCTACAGTAGGCGCCCCCAAAACGACAGTTTCTACAAAAGTAGCGCCTGGCGGCACTCCTGGCGGCATTACGACCGGCGGCGTAACACAGCCGGCAACTAAGTCCCCTGCTGGCACTAAACCATATAATTGGGCTCCTAAGGGAATGAAGATAGACCCTAATACTAAATTAAGTTCGATAGGTGCGGTAGGTAATTTAGCTGAATCCGAATATAGTAAGTTGAATCAGATATTTGAAAGTATTATTAACATCGATGAACAGGCTGAATTAAGAACAATCAGTGATTATATGATGGATTGGTTCGGTCAATATATGCAAGGTGTAGAGTGGACCGGGAGCAAAGCAATTGTCAAGCAAAAAATGGATAAGCTACAA